TGGCATTATTACTGGAGCCACTGCAGTTCACCTTTATGAGTCACGCACTGCTGATTTCACTGGTAGTTTCCATACCCTGTGCGCTGCTGTCGGTCTTTCTGGTCCTGAAAGGTTGGGCACTGATGGGTGACGCGATGAGTCATGCGGTTTTTCCTGGCATCGTGCTTGCCTGGATTCTGGGGTTACCTTTGGCTACAGGGGCATTCGTCGCCGGAGTATTCTGCGCGGTGGCGACGGGATACCTGAAAGACAACAGCCGAATCAAGCAAGATACAGTGATGGGGATTGTTTTTTCTGGCATGTTTGCCGCAGGTCTGATCTTGTATATTGCAGTCAAACCAGACGTACATCTTGACCATATTCTTTTCGGCGACATGCTCGGGATAACCATCGGCGATATAATCCAGACGATGATTATTGCCGGGCTGGTTACACTTGTTATTAGCGTAAAATGGCGGGATTTTTTGCTGTTCAGCTTTGATTATCAACAGGCGCAGGTAAGCGGTTTGCATACGAGATGGCTGCATTATGGGCTGCTGTGCATGGTCTCTCTGACCATTGTGGCGACGCTGAAAGCGGTAGGTATCATTCTCTCCATTTCTCTGCTCATTGCGCCTGGCGCCATTGCGGTACTCCTGACACAACGCTTTCATATTGCGCTCCTACTGGCGACTGGCATATCGGTAATAGTGTCAATGACTGGTGTCTGGTTGTCCTTTTTTATCGACAGCGCACCAGCTCCGACGATTGTCGTCTTATTCGCGGTTTTGTTCATCATGACGTTTGCCGTTACCAGCATCAACGCACGCAAAAAGGGAAACTCCCATACACAGGATCTGTTATCACCCAATTAGCACAACATCCGAGGACAGCAACACCCGATACTTTTTCCTGGCTTCCAGCAACGGGGTTTCTTCCTCCGTTGCATATACAGCTCACCTTTTTTCACCCACGATTAACCAACAGCCAGACCAGCAGACACGCCACCACCGGCACAGCAAAATCCATCAGGCTTGCCACATCCCAAGCACGCGGATCAAAACCGCCCCACCACGGCATATTCATTCGCTTGCCATGCCCGAACATTTCAATCCAGCGATATTCTGCCTGGGTATGTTCACGCGCAATGAAGAACGTACAACCGGCTATCGCTCCGTAAGCCCAGTTTCCGGTAAAAAGACCAACCAGTATCTGCGCAGCCACAGCACAAAGTGCATGAAGTAAGGGGCTTATATCCATTATTTCCTCCTTTCAGCTCCATTCCCGAAGCGGTGTTTCCAGCTCCACGACATAATCAGAGAATACAGAAACATCAAACAAGTCATCAAGAATGCGAATGTTGACAAAATAACCATCATTCCGGATACAGACAGGTTCTCCCTCTTCTGTTACCCCTGTTTCTGTGTAGGTGAAACCAATTTCATCAACTAACAGTTTATTCTGGAGGTCTTCATCTTCCGCCCAGCCAAGAGATGACAGGAAGGCCTTAAACTGCAGTTTGTCATGAAACTTCAAAGTTAAATCTTTCATACGACCTCTTTTAATTGCCTGTCATTTAATTCTTTATGCCATATGCGGAAATTGCGAATATGGCCAAACAGATGTCGTTCTCCAGTATTCGTCTGCCCTCCAAATCGGATATTTTTATCAGCGGTCACGCCATTATAGTAAGCGTCAACGGAGCACCGTATTGACGCTTATTTATTGGTGAGTACTACGTTCCATGGCAGGAGTTCGTCAACTCGGTTGGAAGGCCATTCCGGCAGTACGCTCAGGATATGGCGCAGATACGCTTCCGGATCGATACCGTTCAGACGGCAGGTGCCGATCAGCCCGTACAACAGTGCTCCACGCTCGCCGCCGTGATCGCTGCCAAAGAACATAAAGTTTTTCTTTCCGAGACAGACTGCACGAAGCGCTCTTTCCGCAGCATTATTATCCGCCTCCGCCAGACCGTCATCACTGTAATAACAGAGGGCATCCCACTGATTCAGTACATAGCTGAACGCTTCGCCCAGTCTGGATTTTTTCGACAGCGTACCATTCTTCTCCACCATCCATTCATGCAGCGACGTCAGTAACACTTTGCTTCGCTGCTGCCTGACGGCAAGACGCTCTGACTCCGGTAATCCCCGTATTTCATCCTCGATGGCGTACAGTTCACTGATTCGCTTCAGGGCTTCTTCTGCCGTCGCACTTTTGCTGCTGATGTATACATCGTGGATTTTTCGCCGGGCATGGGCCCAGCACGCAACTTCTGTCAGTGCACCACCTTCACGTTCTGCACTGAACAACCTGTCGTAACCTGTGAACGCATCCGCCTGCAGGATACCCCGGAAGGGGCGGAGGTGTTGCTCCGGGTGTTTCCCCTGCCGGTTCGGCGAGTACGCGAACCAGACCGCTGGAGGAGATGACGAACCCACATTGCGATCATCCCGGACATACGTCCAGATACGCCCTGTTTTCGCCTTTTTCTGACCCGGTGCCAGTACCTTTACCGGTGTGTCATCAGTGTGAACCTTGCGGGTATTCATTACATAACGGTACAGGGCATCATTCACCGGTGTCATTAACTGGCAGCACGCGTCAACCCAGTTGGAGAGTAAGGCCCGGCTCAGTTCGACACCCTGGCGGGCAAAGATTTCACTCTGACGATACAGTGGCAGATGTTCGCAGTATTTTCCCGTTAACACGCGGGCAAGTAATCCGGGGCCCGCGATACCACGCTCTATCGGGCGGGACGGCGCCGGTGCTTCAACAATACAGTCACATTTTGTACAGGCTTTTTTTACCCGTTCTGTGCGGATCACTTTCAGGGCACTGCTCACCAGTTCCAGCTGTTCAGCGCTGACTTCCCCCAGATAATCCAGCTCACCGCCACACTCCGGGCAACAGCTTTCTTCTGGCTCCAGGCGGTGTATTTCACGGGGAAGGTGTGCCGGTAACGGACGACGATGGCGCGACTGTCGCAACTGGCGGGGAACCTGAGGATCGTCTTCCCGCCCACTGTAACGATCGCTGTCCTGTTCACGTTGTTTCAGCAGAGCCTCAGCCAGTTCAACTTCACGACGCAGTTTTTCAGAACGGGTACCGAACAGCATCCGGCGCAGTTTTTCTATCTGAGCCCGCAGATGTTCTATTTCCCGTTCATCTTCTTCGATCTTTTCTTCGGCACGTGTCAGTGCAGAGCGCAGGAAGGCTTCCGTCTCTTCAACCAGACTCAGTTGCTGGTCTTTCTGACGGAGGGCTTCAGCCTGCTCAGAGAGCAACCTTTCCAGCTCTGCGATGCGAATGAGGTATTTCTGACTCATGACCGTTTTTATAATGCGGTCAGGAGTTTTTTACAACATTGTCAGTGAGTTACGGCTGGATGTTTTTGGCTGACGCCAGTCCAGCTTATCGAGGAGCATTGCCAGTTGCGAGCGGGTAATGGATACCTTGCCGTCACGTACCGCAGGCCAGATAAACTGGCCTTCCTCCAGGCGTTTGGTGAACAGGCACAGACCATCAGCATCAGCCCAAAGAATTTTGACGGTGTCACCCCGTCGGCCACGGAAGATAAACAGGTGACCGGAGAAGGGATTATCATTCAGCACATGTTGTACCTGTTCTCCCAGTCCGTTGAAGGATTTACGCATATCGGTAACGCCGGCAACGAGCCAGATACGGGTACCTGATGGGAGTGAGATCATCTTCCCCTCCCGGTCAGTTCACGGATCAACACTGTGAGCAGCTCTGGCGATGGATTTTCCAGCGTCATGTTACCGTGACGGAATTCCACCTTGCAGGAACTGGCACTGACTCTGGTCTGAGTGGAAGTGGATAAAGACGGCGCAATGGCCGCCACAGGTTCTTTCTGCTCATCCGGCGTTATTTCTACAGGTAATAATTCAACGCCAGTGTCAGAAGAGGTCGTTACCGGAAGACGCCGCGAAACACGCCCTTCGTTCTGCCAGAGCCTGAGCCATTTGAAAATAACATTATCATTGACGCCATTTTCACGTGCAATCTGTGCAACACAAGCTCCAGGTTGTGATGCCAGTTCCACCATACGAAGTTTGAATTCATTCGAATAGTTTTTACGAGGTTCTTTTCGCCAGTCCTGTAATTCCATACTTAGATGTCCGTCTATATCAGATGGGCGTCTAAGTTACCAATTCTCGTCTGATGGCTACATACGGCGGTCAGTTTACGCTTACCCATTATATTCACAATAAACTTCATTAACCGCTTTACCATTTGTCACCACATGAAAGTGACCATCAGCTTTTGCAATACATCCAAATGTGGTTTTCTCTGCAAATACATCTGTCGCTGCGCTATTAACATACGAGCCTGAAGGGTTTGACAGACTCATATATAACTTACCACTACCTCTGTTGATTGCTGCAATTGCTGATTGCCCGGTATTGGCTGCTATATCCCACACGCGGGGTGCGGCGTTTGGTGCAATATCCCAGTTTTTATGAATCTCAAGTAAAAAAGTAAATGGTAACTTATAAAGATTATTTCTGGTGGGGATACTAACCAAATCACTGGCTCTTGTCGTTGCGCTGCCTCCTGAAATAATAAATGATGATACACACGGCCCATTCTCTACTTGTGGGGTGGCAAGATAAATATAGTCACCAGATACTGTTGCCCCACCCTGCTCAGGAGAATACTGTATCTGAGAGCCTATTTTTAACTCACCATCAATTGCCTGAATCGTTGCCTCTGCAAAAATCCAGCCCGTGGTCTTATCCTTCCTGACTCGTGCCGTAATTCTGCCGGCAGCACCACCTGTCATATTAATTTCAAGCGTTTGCGTATCAATGTACGCATCGCCAAGAAAAGTTGTTGCACTACCATCATACTTATCAAACCGTATACGTAACCTTACCTGTCGTTCTGTTTTAAAACGGCATGAGGTTGTCACGTACTTGTTATCGCCTGAGACATCAACTGACTTTGTTGCAGCAATTGATGCCATATTAATAGCCGAAGTTTGCCCAACCAGAGAATCGTTGCAGACAAACTTTCCATAAGTAAAACCAAAACTATCCGTCCCAGTTTCGGGCACATCCATGTTTGATGACTTCCCCCAGCTGGCTGGACTTTCCGAATTGAGCATGTAGTTCGTTCTTTGTCCCTCAATAAGCAGGCCATCACACTCAAATCGCGGCTCATTAATTTCCGCCGTTTTCAGTTCGCCAGATTTGTTGATATATGTTGCCGTTGATGCGCGACTGAAATTAACCTGTTTATCACTGGCGACCTGAACCACATCGTCACCAATAGCTATTTTTTTATAGCCCGGAGAAAAACCCGCAATCATATCCAGTGAATCGTTAAACGGTATCCACACATCAGGCAGCGGCGGCACTATATTCGCATAGGGCTCTGCAGTCACTTCCGCTGCGGCTTCTGCGCGGTCTGCCGCCTTTTCAGCTCGTGTCGCTGCCGACAGAGCCTCATCCTTTTTCTGCCCGGCCTTTGTTGCGTCTGCTGCAGCCTCCCGCGCTTTTGTGGTGGCGACTCCGGCATTTTCAGCGGCTGACTCTGCATTACGGCGGGAAGCCTCTTCACTGTCTGCGGAGGCTTCTTCTGACGCACGGGCATTTGTCTCTGAACGTTCTGCCGCTGTTGCTGCGTTTTGTGCGGCTGTTTTTGAAGAAGCTGCCGCTTTCGCGCTGTTACCTGCATTCGTCTCTGATGTTTTCGCCGCGTTCCTGGACGATGCCGCTGCTGTTTCTGATTTCTTTGCTGCCGCTGCGCTCTGAGAGGCGGCTTCAGCGTTGCGTGCCACATCCTCCACCATTACCTCAAAACGACGCAATGCCTCCGGCATGACATCCTCTTCCGTCATGGCCCCCAGAAAATCATTCAGCGTCCCCGGCTTAGAATCCTCATACACGGTGATGGTCCCGGCATGTGAAGGCGGAAAACCTTCAACCAGCAGGATAACGCTGTACTGGCCATACTCGACATCCATGCTGTAACGTCCGGCTTCATCCGGATTTTCTGAGGCCACCGTGTTCACCACAACCGTGGTGCTGTTACGTTTTGCTTTGAGCTGAATGGTGCAGTTCTGTATCGGTTTTCCTGCACCGTCTTTCAGCACGCCTGAAATCTGTACTGCCATATTCACTCCACAAATAAAAAAGGCGCCATTTCTGGCACCCGTATCTGGGTTATAAAATTCAACTGATACTGATACCGGCTGTAGATTTCTTCATCACAACAACAAGAAGGTCGCTGATACTGGTCGTTGGCGTCCAGTTATTAGCACCATATGAAGAAACAGGTGATGCTGCCAACTTACTGATTTAGTGTATGATGGTGTTTTTGAGGTGCTCCAGTGGCTTCTGTTTCTATCAGCTGTCCCTCCTGTTCAGCTACTGACGGGGTGGTGCGTAACGGCAAAAGCACCGCCGGACATCAGCGCTATCTCTGCTCTCACTGCCGTAAAACATGGCAACTGCAGTTCACTTACACCGCTTCTCAACCCGGTACGCACCAGAAAATCATTGATATGGCCATGAATGGCGTTGGATGCCGGGCAACCGCCCGCATTATGGGCGTTGGCCTCAACACGATTTTCCGCCATTTAAAAAACTCAGGCCGCAGTCGGTAACCTCGCGCATACAGCCGGGCAGTGACGTCATCGTCTGCGCGGAAATGGACGAACAGTGGGGATACGTCGGGGCTAAATCGCGCCAGCGCTGGCTGTTTTACGCGTATGACAGGCTCCGGAAGACGGTTGTTGCGCACGTATTCGGTGAACGCACTATGGCGACGCTGGGGCGTCTTATGAGCCTGCTGTCACCCTTTGACGTGGTGATATGGATGACGGATGGCTGGCCGCTGTATGAATCCCGCCTGAAGGGAAAGCTGCACGTAATCAGCAAGCGATATACGCAGCGAATTGAGCGGCATAACCTGAATCTGAGGCAGCACCTGGCACGGCTGGGACGGAAGTCGCTGTCGTTCTCAAAATCGGTGGAGCTGCATGACAAAGTCATCGGGCATTATCTGAACATAAAACACTATCAATAAGTTGGAGTCATTACCGATTAGATGAATATTTATCGCGCAGTGACATCATTTTTTAATAATAGTTCAAAAAAAAGGGCGTACAATGAAAAAATTAACAGTGGCAATTTCTGCTGTAGCTGCATCAGTACTGATGGCGATGTCTGCTCAGGCAGCTGAAATTTATAATAAAGACAGTAACAAGCTGGATCTATACGGGAAAGTTAATGCCAAGCACTACTTCTCCTCTAATGATGCAGATGATGGTGATACTACTTATGCCCGTCTTGGCTTCAAAGGTGAAACCCAAATCAACGATCAACTGACTGGTTTCGGTCAGTGGGAATATGAATTCAAAGGCAACCGTGCTGAATCTCAAGGTTCTTCCAAAGACAAAACCCGTCTTGCATTTGCAGGCCTGAAATTTGGTGATTACGGCTCAATCGATTACGGCCGTAACTACGGTGTAGCATACGACATCGGTGCGTGGACTGACGTCCTGCCAGAATTCGGTGGTGATACCTGGACCCAAACAGATGTGTTCATGACTGGTCGCACTACTGGTGTTGCAACTTATCGTAACAACGACTTCTTTGGTCTGGTCGATGGCCTGAACTTTGCTGCTCAGTATCAGGGTAAAAATGACCGCACTGACGTAACTGAAGTCAATGGTGATGGTTTCGGTTTCTCCACTACTTATGAGTATGAAGGATTCGGCGTGGGTGCAACCTATGCTAAATCAGATCGCACTGACGGTCAGGTCGCCTATGGTAAGAGCAAATTCAATGCCTCCGGCAAAAATGCGGAAGTATGGGCTGCAGGCCTGAAATATGATGCGAACAATATCTATCTGGCTACCACATATTCTGAAACTCAGAATATGACCGTTTTTGGTAATAACCATATTGCAAACAAAGCACAAAACTTTGAAGCAGTAGCACAATATCAGTTTGACTTCGGTCTGCGACCATCTGTTGCTTACCTTCAGTCAAAAGGTAAAGACCTTGGTGTTCATGGTGACCGAGACTTAGTCAAGTATGTCGATGTCGGTGCTACTTACTACTTTAATAAAAACATGTCCACTTTTGTTGATTACAAAATCAACTTAATTGACGATAGTAAGTTTACCAAAACAGCTGGTATTGATACCGACGACATCGTCGCTGTAGGTCTGGTTTATCAGTTCTAATCTGACTTACGAAAAAGATATGTTGCGGGAGGCTTTGCCTCCGCAACATATAAGTGGAGCCCTCAAGCCACTTCCTTTAGAAGCACTACCTTGCTTCTTACTATATAAACCTTCTGTTATATATTACCCTTTATTTTGGGGGCGTTTCCACGCCCCATTTTTAATAACTTTTAGTAAACAATTGCATATCAATTAGAATTATTAGCAACGATATCCATATCTAACCGGATATCTAATGCCATTAACATCCCTTCAATTATGCCCTCAGCCTTCTGTAACCTTTTCCCGATATAACCATCCGAGCAGCAATGCTTACTTGCCAGTGACATGAATGTCATACCACATACATAATAATCTACTAATAAATCGTGTAAATCGCTGTTGTTCTTTTTCAGACGGGCCATGCACCCGCAAATGATCATCGCGTCATCGTCACAACATTGCGGGCGAGATTTTACTTTTGAAGGAATTAATCCCTTAAAACCGGCGGCAACGGACGACCAGGTCACATCTTCATGATTATTAGCCGCCCACGCTCCCCAACGCTCAAGAACCATCTGAATATCACGCATCAACTTACTCCACAAAAATCAGACCAGAACGCCAATTACAAGCAAAAATCAACAAAACAGTATTAGTTGATTGTTATCTCTGACTTCATACTCCTGCTCCTGTCAGGGTTTTGGCGTAATTCTTCAGTATTCGGTAATCGGTCAAAACAGAACCAGGAAAACGATATAAGCGCAGGCGCACCCAGCGGCGGCGAAGACGCTCTGCCATATAAGACTCAAACATCATTCATCTCCCAGTTCAGTGATAGTCAGCTCCAGCTTCCCACCTTTGGTAACGGGCATCTTCACAACGCGGTAATCAACGACCTGAGCATCATCCAGCCAGAAACCTGCTTTGGTGAGTGCGTCAAAAGCGGCCTTTTGCAGATTATCAAGGTCACGGCGACGGCGATCCGGCATGTGGCACTCAATGCTGATTTTCACAGGAATAGCCAGGCCGATATCCAGCATTGCGTTTTTAATGATTCGGGCGACATTATCGCGGTATGCCTGCCCCTCTGCGCTGATATGCGTGCGTCCGCGATTATGGCGGTAATAGCGATTATTGCTCGGCGGCCAGGGTAATGTGATGCTGTAGGTATTCACGCCTCAATAACCCCCTCTTTCAACCAGATAACCTGTGTTCTCGCCATACCTTCCAGCGCGCATTCTTTTGCATATCCAGCGTCAACAAAATGCGTGCGACGGTCGATTTCGTCGTGGCAGGCAGAACATGCAATGGTGGCAATCAGGTCTGGCGGTTTGATACCGGTACAGCACAATCCAGCCAGCCGGATATGTGCCAGTACTGACGTTTCAGGATTGCCATTACATACGCCAGGGATTCTTACCTGGCATTCCCGACCACGCGCTGCTTTTCTCAAATCAGCCATGATTCCTCCTTGCTGCCAGTCGCAACCATTTTTTATCAACCAGGCTGGCGGTATACCCGAGCAGTGTTGGTATTTCGGATGGCTTCAGCTCAGGTTTACGCTTACGACGATTTGGTACTTTGTAGATGTGTCCGTTCATGACACGAATAAGCGGTGTAGCCATTACGCCTCCTGCTTGTCGCGCAGCAGCTGGAACTCGCAGCTCTGCGGAATAGTCAGGTGGCAGCCAATATTCATCGCCCAGGCTTCAACCTTACACAGGAAGACATACATCTCTCCGGTATCAAGATCGGAGGTATGGCGTAACGACTGGATAGTAGTGATTTCGCCGGTTACGACATCAACCAGGTCCTTGGTTTCATAACCGAGGTATGTGTGTTTGAGAGCATCTTTTACCCATGCTGCGGTAGCGAACGATTTCCCCCTGCTGATGAGGTATTCACTGATTTCGCTGTACCACATATGGCTGAGTGCATTCTGGGAAAGACTGCGTTTCTCACGCCACGGTTTAAGCACCATGCGAAAGCATTTTCCGTCCTCCAGATAAGGCTGGATCTGCTGGCCGATAGCGATGAAGTTACCGCGATGCAGTTTGATGCCATCTTGTGGTAGGTTCACGCTTCACCTCCACAGAGGTCAGACGCTGGATGCAAAAAAACGCAGGTGCATTTCTGCATCTGTGAAGGGAGAAGAGAGTTTGGATTGTGTGTGCGCATAAACGTCCCCGTTTAGCGCAGAAGTCACCGGAGTTGTTCAGGCTCCGGTGATACAATTATGGCGAATTGATTATTCATAATCAAACAAGATAAGGTCTCAAACTTCATGCAAGCCAAGATTTATTTCTGACAGAATTATACAAAGAAGCTATTGGTCAGAATCTACTCGGACTGTAAAACATACGCATAACCTTAAGCTCTCACTTTAAGCATTGTTGAAATAATAGCCGTCAAGTACAACCTTAACCACGACTGGGATATTTCCCTGGCTACCACGAGTTGTACGGCTATTAAACTGCCGTTAAATTCAGTAAGAGAATTTCATCCGATAAGTCAAGGCATGTAAAACATGAAAATTAACAAGATATTATCATCTGCAACACTATTGTATGGTATGTCAATGGCCATGTCGGTCGGGAGTTGTGCAACACCTGTCCAGACTAATCTTCCTGGTTACACCCCGGGTGCAGATATCATTAGTGTTTCACCGACCAGAAACCAGGTCGATCTCATTGGTGATGTTGTTTATTCCCAGATAAAAGGAACTCGTTCTGTCAGACAGCTTCACATGTCAGTTCTTGTCCCGCGAACAAATGATTTAAAACCAGCCATTATTTATTATCCCGGCGGCGGATTCATGTCTTCTGAACATGACAAATTTATTGAAATGAGAATGGCTCTGGCAGAAGCTGGTTTTGTTGTGGCCGCTGTAGAATACAGAACAATTCCTGATACATTTCCAGCACCAGTTGAGGATGGAAAAGCTGCAATACGTTACCTGAGAGAGCATGCCAGCAATTATGGGATTGATCCTCAAAGAATCGGAGTTCTGGGTGACTCTGCCGGTGGATGGCTTGCCCAGATGATGGGAACTACAAATGGTGACAAAACCTTTGATAAAGGTGACTTTCTTCAGCAATCCTCAGATGTTCAGGCAGTTGCCACACTTTATGGGATTTCTGACTTGTTGAATATTGGCGAGGGGTTCCCTGAATCAGTGCAGGAGGTTCATCGCTCTCCTGCCGTAACCGAAGCCTTAATGATCAATGGCCCTGCATTCAGAAATTTTGCGGGAGCCCCCATCACAGCGTCAAAAGAAAAAGCGCTAAACGCCAGTCCAATCGGACATATGAAAGGAGTAAAACCCCCATTTCTTATTATGCATGGTAGCAAAGACACTCTGGTTTCACCTGAGCAAAGCGCCAAACTATTCAGGATGTTGAAGAAGAACGGTGATAACGCTGAGTACGTGCTGGTAGAAGGGGCCGAGCATGGCGATAATACATGGTATCAGCCAATTATTATAAACAGAGTTGTTGAGTGGTTTACTAAAAACCTGGGAACCCCCATAAAAACCGCTACCCAACAACAAAAAACAAACGCTGACCTGTAAAAAGCAGCCCGCACTTATGCGGGCTAACCTATTTCACTCGATTCAAAAGAAATTATTTTTAATGGGGGCGTGACCAGCCTCTCGGTGCTCAGATACTTAATGAAGTGGAGTGGCATTCTGGCAAGAGGTTAACATCACCTGTTCGCCATAACCAAGCACGTGCACAAAGTTTGTTATCAGTGAATTGTTTTGTGATTGGGTATTGTTGAGCTACTAGAGCAAGAATGCCAACATCCAGTGACAGTGCCTATAGTAAAACTATAGCTCAGGGCGCTTCGTTCAAGATAGTTAATATCATATTAGTTACTTTACTTTCATACCATAGCACGGTTGAAAAAGTGATTATTACTCAAAAATAAACCTCACCATCAACCATATATTTAAGAGTACTTATCGCCTGCTGGGCGGATATTACTTTCATTAAAGGATAGTGTTTAAAAACAATGCCATTCATAAAATAGATATCACAGGTTTTATTATCTGTATTAATTATAATTTTTTCGAATATTTTATAGGCAAGTGTACGACATAGCTCTCGCCCATTTTTACTGGTTAAATCAATAGCATGAAAATCACCAAGTGAACTCACCCCTTTACTCTTCAAAGTTTTTAATGATACCGAAGCCCTTCGTAATTCCTTATCTAATAGTCTTATTTTCTCTGCTATAGCGGTAACTTCAGGCGCGACAGACAATGCAACGATTAAATTATTAATTTTCATCTGAAGCTCAATAATTTTTAACTCTAAAGTTTCATTAGCATCTTTCTTGTTTTCAACTGGTTGAATTTTGCTACAATTAAAAAGCAATTCATTAATGATATTATAATCAACCAAATCTCTTTTTATTGATGGCCTGTCACATCGATGTAATCTTCTCATCGGACAAACATAATAGCCATGCAAACGTCCAGATACCGCATGAACAATCATGGTATTACCACAAGCCTCACACTTCATAACTGTTCGAAGTAGATTTATTAGCATAGGATTCTTGCTACTATTGCTAATACCAAAAGGTGCCAACCGAATTTCCTGTACAGCGTAAAACAAATCATCTGATATGACTCTGGGATAATAGCCAGCGATTTCACTTATCCCTTTCCCTCTTGCACGATATGAAGGTACGCATATACCTATCAGAGCTTTATTCGCTAATAATTTTTCAATTACAGAAGGCCCCCATGCACTTTCTTTTCCTGAAAAATTTTTTACAGCATGATCATTTAAATACTTAGCTATTGCATTCAATGATCGCCTTTCCATCCTGAGTTTAAAAATTAGCTCAATCGTTTTCACCCTGTCGGGGTCTGGAATAAAAGCTGTTCTTTTGTCATCCAATGAGAGCCATCTCGGACAAGACGCCGTCATAATCGTGCCTGATTCCAGTGCATCCTGCCGTTTTTTCTTCCATGATAATTTAACCCGACTTGACTTTATCTCGCTTTCTTCATTTGCCCTTTGTGCTATAAGTATGGCTTTTATTAATGAATATGGCTCATTCAATGAGTCTATATTATAGACTGTATTATCGCAAAGAGTTATAACATCAATACCGTGATTCAAAATCAATTTCAGACGCTCAATCGCTTCACCGACTTTTTCTCTTGAAAGTCTGTCCAGACTTTCAACTAACAATGTAGTCCCTGGCAATATGTAACCATGTTCTATAGCATCTAAAAATTCCGAAAAAGCTCCTGATTGTGCATGCTTTCCATTGAATGCGCTTAACCCCAAATCTTCATACGTTACGGTATCAAGGTAATAATCACTATTTACCTTTAGCCATTCAGTAATAAGCCTTCTCTGGCGGTTTAATGAATCACCAGACATCTGACCTGGTGATGAAAATCGCATATATGCTATGGCTTTTTTCATGGTGACACCTGCTAAAGTATGCTTTTATAAACCTTAGTGGTGAGATATGATTTTTGTTTAATTTTTATTTAAAAAGACAATTAAGGTCACATTATCTTGAATATACAACAATAATCGTATTGCAATTTTCTTACACCATGGTCTTGAAAGATCAAAAGAATGAATAAAAACTAAAGACATTAACAAAAAGCATAAAACGAGGCCCATACAAATATACGAACCTCCATATTTTAGTCGTTTAAAAATAAATTATTTTTAATGTGGTGTGCTTCGTGACAATAAATTAATAACCAACACACCGGCACAAATCAACATCATGCCTATAATGGCTGGCAGGTCCAACCGTTGGCCGAAAAATCCCCATGATAGTAAGCTAATCAGGACAATACCGACTCCTGACCAGATAGCATAAGCAATCCCTGTAGGTATATAAGCCAGCGTCTGAGCTAATAACCAGAATGATGCACAATAACAAATAATTGTACCAACAGATGGCCATAACCGTGTAAAACCTTCTGAAAACTTCATTAAGGTTGTACCAATGACCTCTGCAAGTATTGCACCACCAAGATAAATATAAGGGTTCATAGCATATTCTTTCCTGTTCAAACTGGAGAGAATTGTACTACAGTTTGAACTCAACTCACCTGTTTCATCATTGTGTACCCATTGATGTTCTTTTATATACCCTCAATACCCGTTTCATCGCGGCACTCTGGCGACACTCCTTAAAAATCAAATTCGCGCTCACCTTTCCTTCCCGTTCTTCTCTGGTAGCGAACCGATAATACACCGTTCGCCAGACCTTACCATCAACGACCAGGATTCCTGCCCGCGCCATTTTAGCCACAGCCTGATTTATGCTGGTTACGGTTGCGCCTGTTACCGCGGCAACGTCCTGTGCACAGAAGCTCTTATGCGTCCCCAGGTAATGAATAATTGCCTCTTTGCCCGTCATACACTTGCTCCTTTCAGTCCGAACTTAGCTTTGATTTCTGCGATCTTCGCCAGAGCCTGTGCACGATTTAGAGGTCTACCGCCCATGACAGGAAGTTGTTTTACTGGTTCAGGGATCGCCTCACCACGGTTAATTCTCGCAGTCATATGGACAAGCTCATCTGCGGCCTTACGGCGTAATTCCGCATCAGTAAGCGCATTGGCCCGCATGTTCTGATACAGGTTGGTAACCAGCCAGTAGTGCGCGTTTGATTTCCACGGATAAGACTCCGCATCCGGATACAGGCCTCGCTTCCGGCAATACTCGTAAACCATATCAACCAGCTCGCTGACGTTTGGCAGTCCGGCGATAACGGATGCTTCTTCCCGGCACCATGCAACAAACTGCCCGGGTGATGGCAGAAATGGTCGATTCTGCCGACGGGCTACGCGCATTCCTGCGTTAACCTGTTCCATTGTGGTGATCCCGTTTTCCCGGAAAGCCAGAACCCACTGGCGGCGGATTTCGTTCAGTTCGTTCTGGTCACGGTTAGCCAGACTCGCCGGGAAAGTTGCCAGTAACTGGCTGAACACACCGTTGATGATCTGCGCTACCTGCTGTACCTGCGGCTTTTCGTCGTACTGTTCCGGCATGTTGTTGGCGATCCGGCGCATCTGCTCACGGTCAAAGTTAACCATCTGTGCGGCGATGTTTTTCATAAATCCACCCCGTAAATCCAGTCAGTGTTTGTCAGGTCGAGTTTTGATTTTCCGGCTGTCACGCCAGCCTGTTGCTTGTTACGGTTGATTTCGAGTTGAGTCCACTTGTCGCGGAGTTTGGCCGGACTCAGCACGTTACCGGACCAGAAGTTGTCCTGGCATGCCCAGCGGAACAGCACGCACATGTCGCGGTGGTTACGTCCGTCACGTTCACGCATCAGGCGGATATCGTTAGCCCACCCTGCAAAATTTGGTTTTCTGGCTGATGGCGCGATGGTCTTCACCATGTCAAACATCCACTCTGCGGCGGTCAGGTCTTCTGCTGTCCCCCACTTGCTGCCGCTCTGAATTGCAGCATCCGGTTTCACCACAGGAAGATCGTTTTCTGGCTGGTCAGAGGATTCGTCAGAATTCTCGGACGAAAAAGGTTTTATATTGTCTTTTGTTAGTTTGTCTTTTGTGTTTACCTGATTCGGGTAAACGCCTTTACCTGATTTGGGTAAACTTTTCTTACCTGATTCAGGTAAATTTACCTCTTTCAGGTAAACTTTATTTTTCTTACCTGATTCGGGTAATGTTGACCATTCACTGACCACATTATTAATGCCGATATTCCGCCCGCTCTGAATAAAAATCCCACGCTTTACCAGAACACTTTTTGCAGCAGAACACTTGTGCGGCAATATCCCGGTCAACTCGGAAAGTTGCTCGTTGCTCACCCAATCCAGTTTTTTATTAAAGCCATATGTTTTGCGCATGACAGCCAGGAAGACCAGAAGCTGGTGCTGTGTTAATCCGGCCAGCATCACAGCTTCCAGCAACTCATTTGCAATGCGCGTATAACCATCATCGAGATCTGCCACGCGCGGCTCCTTTTGTGCCACATCCGGCACTGGAAAATTGAATATCTCAGCAGTGTTTGCCATAATTCCTCCCGCAATGAGTGTGTTACGATTTGCACCTGAAAGTCGGTTCTGTTCGCGCAGACCGGCTTTCGCCATTTCCGAACCTGTCATATTGCCCCCAGCATGGTGGTGACCATCGCCATCAGTGGACCAGCCAGATCCGGGTCCACACGAAACATCGACACAATGCCTTCACTCATCTCCTTCAGTTTCTGGTGGCGTGGTGCGTTGAGAATGACAGCCTGTTTTGCCTCACTGAGTTCCTTTTCCATTTCAGCCAGCCGAGCCATGAAGCTATCCTGCTCAACCAGGTGGCCGCGATATTCCAGCGGTAGTACCGCCAGAATTGCCGGGGTCAGTTCACGCACGTTATTTCGGTATTTTTCAGAATCGAATTTGTTATCGAGGAAGCGGAACAGCTTCTGGCGTGCACGGCTGACATCATCAGGAAAATCGATGGTGCCGCCGCCCTGCTCCCGATACTCATTCACAATGAGTGCGGCAACAACATCCTGATTATCTGCAGCCGACCAGGCGCGAACGGCATCACGGATTTTTTCGTGGCCTGGCGCCTGTTTTGTTTGAGAACGATTTATCACCGCAGTCGGGCTAAATCCGCTAGTCTGTTGGTATGTAAGTGGTTGCATAGTCATTGCCTTATCAGTTAACGCCGCAGATTAGGCGGCAGAATTACTCGCGTTAAACAATGGTGCGAGGTCGGGACGAATATCTGCTGGTTTAATCTTTCCACCAGTGGCTGAGACAATTTTCATTACATAGCGGGCATCAATTCCGCCACCGTGTAGCCAACGCCAAACAGTGGGCTGGGCTACACCGCATAGATCTGCCAGTCGTTTTTGACTACCTGTAATACTGATTGCGAGTTGAATGGTTTGATTTGTCATTATTAATTCCTATTGGTATTACAATGAATAAATAATAGCAATGCGTATTAATCATAACAATAGCAAAACGTGTTTTGACCATCAATACGCAAGCGTATAAATTAAAACTTATGAAAAAAGAAACTCTTGCTGATCGCTTAAACCTAGCGATGGAACAATCTGGAATGTCTCAAGGCGCTCTTGCAAAGGCGTCTGGCGTAGCTCAACCCACAATCTGGAGACTGACAAGCGGCAACGCGCGCGGCTCAACAAAAATTGTTGAAATAGCTAATGCATTGGGTGTTCGAACAGAGTGGCTCTCATCAGGCATAGGCCCGATGAGAAATGACGGTCAACAATTAGGGAAGCCTACTGCCAACCATCCCAAATACTTCAAGATTGACGTTCTTGATATAGAAGTGAGTGCCGGGCCGGGAGTCATCAACCGTGAGTTTGTAGAAGTTCTACGCTCGGTTGAGTACTCGTTTGACGATGCTCGTCACATGTTCGATGGTAGGAAGGCAGAAAATATCCGCATCATTAACGTACGCGGTGACAGCATGTCAGGAACGATTGAACCTGGTGATCTTCTATTCGTTGATATCACGGTTAAATCTTTCGACGGTGATGGTATCTATGCGTTTCTGTACGACGACACAGCCCATGTAAAGCGCCTGCAAATGATGAAGGATAAGCTGCTGGTTATCTCTGATAACAAAAGCTACTCACCGTGGGACCCGATCGAGAAAGATGAGATGAACCGGGTATTTATCTTCGGGAAAGTTATTGGGAGCATGCCGCAGACGTATAGGAAGCATGGATAGTACCAATTAAAAATTATCAACCGGGCATTGTGCTCATTCAGTAAAACAACTTAATTATTCATTTTAGAATGGAGAACTTAATGGATACTTTAAAATATGAGAAATTCTCTGATTTTGATCACAATGACCCATTTTTTGACTCTTTAAAAAAAGATTATAAAGAGTTTCCTCTTTGGTTAGAAAAAAAAGCCAGAGAAGGAGAATCAGCTTATGTGCTCTATGATGACAAGCATAAAATCGAAGGTTTTATGTATCTAAAAGAAAATGATGATGCAAATGACATTAATCCAGCGCTCCCACCAGGACGTCATCTAAAGATAGGAACATTCAAATTTGAATCTAAAGGCACCCTTCGCGGACAACGATTTCTAAAAAAAGCGTTTGACCATGCATTTTCATCAAAATCTGATGATATTTATGTTACTGTTTTCGACAAACACGTCCATCTAATAAAACTTTTCCAAACGTACGGATTTTACATTCATGGTGAAAAAGAAACACATAACGGGAAAGAGTTTGTATATGCGAGGTCTTTGCATGAGCCTTATGGTGATATTTTATTAGATTACCCTCGAATAATGACATCAAGGGCCAACAAATATTTACTGGCGATTTATCCCGAATATCACACTAGACTATTCCCTGATTCAAAACTTGTAAATGAATCACCAGATATTGTCAAAGATATATCCCATGCTAACAGCATTCATAAAATTTACATATGTGGAATGCGTTCTGTGATGGGAATGAAAAGAGGAGATATCATTGTCATCTATAGAACCGGAGACAAAAAAGGGCCAGCTCGCTATCGTTCTGTAGCCAGTACATTATGTGTAGTTGAGAGCGTAAAAAATATTTCTGAATTTTTAAGCGAAGATAGTTTTGTAGACTATTGTATTCGTTTTAGCGTATTTTCTGAAGATGAACTCAGAAAAATCTATAAAGAACGTCGATACCCTTTCATTATAAGATTCACATACAATCTGTCTTTGCCAAAGAGACCCAATCGTGCTATTTTAATAGATCATGTGGGGCTAAATGGTTCGCGTGCATTCCGATGGAGTCACTTTAAACTCACAAATGAGCAGTTCTTAAAGATCATCGAGTTAGGCAAGATAAATGAAAGTTTTATTATCCATTAAGCCTGAGTTTGCAGAAAAAATATTGAACGGAACAAAGCGGTTCGAGTTTCGTAAAGGTATATTCAAAAATCCGCAAATTAGCACCGTTGTTATTTATGCCACGATGCCATTAGGTAAAGTTGTTGGTCAATTCCGTATTGAATCAATACTAAGTGACGAACCGGAATCTCTTTGGAAAAAGACGGAAAAACACGCAGGTATTTCTAAGCAATTTTATGACTCATATTATTCAGGTAGAGAAAAGGCCTACGCAATAAAAATTGGTGAAGTGGAAAGATATAAAGAACCAATTCCTATCTCTGCTCTAGGTAGTAATATTAAGCCACCACAATCATATCTTTACCTACCTGCGTAAGAATCCCGGCCACCGTGCCGGGTTTTCTTTTGTCCCCTCATCACACAAACCGTTCGAAAAACCACCACATCCTCCCTTCAGTTATCGCTATGCGATACAAGTCACAAAATTAATTCTTTTTGCTATCAAACAGTTAATATCAAAACACATCAATCAATAGCAATAAGTATTGATACAGCCAATAACAATAGCTATTATCACCATGTCGCAACAACACAACGATACGGCAATCACCTGATTCACCGTTGCGATGACCGCTTAGATCCGCAGCTTGAATTTCAGCAGGCTCCGGGGAGTGCGAGGGGTGAAGCGGACGCGTGAACGTCGGTGTGACCAGCTGAAATCAACTCAACACCTCATACCTCAGTCGCTTCAACGAGGCGGCTTAGTTATGACAACCGGCGGCCATCCACCGCCTGAATACGCGCAGAAGTCTCTATATGTTCAGCAGCCCAGCTTACGGGCAGGAGTTTTTATGGTTCATCAACATTACGGAACGCAGACCGTTAATCGCGGTGCGGTCATGCCAGGAATGCTGGTCAAACACAAAGATGGTACCTGGACTGCATCAGCTAATTTACGCGGACGGCTTTATCTGCATCGCGGCATCGAGCGCACTTATACCCGTGATTTGCTCGTGGAAGTTTTTCTCGACGGACGCGGCAACGGCCTGAATCACTAATCCCCTTTCCTGTTTACCTAATCAGCCCGGCATTTCGCAGGCGATATTTTCACAGCCATTTTCAGGAGTTCAGCCATGAACGCTTATTACATTCAGGATCGTCTTGAGGCTCAAAGCTGGGCGCGTCACTACCAGCAGATCGCCCGTGAAGAGAAAGAGGCAGAACTGGCAGACGACATGGAAAAAGGTCTTCCACAGCACCTGTTTGAATCACTCTGCATCGATCATTTGCAACGCTGCGGGGCCAACAAAAAAGCCATTACCCGTGCGTTTGATGACGATGTTGAGTTTCAGGAGCGCATGGCAGAACACATCCGGTACATGGTTGAAACCATTGCTCACCACCATGTTGATATTGATTCAGAGGTATAAAACGGATGAGTACAGCACTCGCAACGCTAGCCGGGAAGCTGGCTGAACGTGTCGGCATGGATTCTGTCGACCCACAGGAACTGATCACCACTCTTCGTCAGACGGCATTTAAAGGTGATGCCAGCGATGCGCAGTTCATCGCATTGCTGATCGTCGCCAACCAGTACGGCCTTAATCCGTGGACGAAAGAAATTTACGCCTTCCCTGATAAGCAGAACGGCATCGTTCCGGTGGTGGGCGTTGATGGCTGGTCCCGCATCATCAATGAAAACCAGCAGTTTGATGGCATGGACTTTGAGCAGGACAATGAATCATGTACGTGCCGGATTTACCGCAAAGACCGCAATCATCCGATCTGCGTTACCGAATGGATGGATGAATGCCGCCGCGAACCATTCAAAACTCGCGAAGGCAGAGAAATCACGGGGCCGTGGCAGTCGCATCCCAAACGGATGTTACGGCATAAAGCCATGATTCAGTGTGCCCGTCTGGCCTTCGGATTTGCTGGTATCTATGACAAGGATGAAGCCGAGCGCATTGTCGAAAATACTGCATACACTGCGGAACGTCAGCCGGAACGCGACATCACTCCGGTTAACGATGAAACCATGCAGGAGATTAACACTCTGCTGATCGCCCTGGATAAAACATGGGATGACGACTTATTGCCGCTCTGTTCCCAGATATTTCGCCGCGACATTCGCGCATCGTCAGAACTGACACAAGCCGAAGCAGTGAAAGCTCTTGGATTCCTGAAACAGAAAGCCACTGAGCAGAAGGTGGCAGCATGACACCGGACATTATCCTGCAGCGTACCGGGATCGACGTGAGAGCTGTCGAACAGGGGGATGATGCATGGCACAAATTACGGCTCGGCGTCATCACCGCTTCAGAAGTTCACAACGTGATAGCAAAGCCCCGCTCAGGAAAGAAGTGGCCTGACATGAAAATGTCCTACTTCCACACCTTGCTGGCTGAGGTTTGCACCGGTGTGGCTCCGGAAGTTAATGCTAAGGCGCTGGCCTGGGGAAAACAGTACGAGAACGACGCCAGAACCCTGTTTAAATTCACTTCCGGCGTGAATGTTACTGAATCCCCGATCATCTATCGCGACGAAAGTATGCGCACCGCCTGCTCTCCCGATGGTTTATGCAGTGACGGCAATGGCCTTGAGCTGAAATGCCCGTTTACCTCCCGGGATTTCATGAAGTTCCGGCTCGGTGGTTTCGAGGCCATAAAGTCGGCTTACATGGCCCAGGTGCAGTACAGCATGTGGGTGACGCGAAAAGATGCCTGGTACTTTGCCAACTATGACCCGCGTATGAAGCGTGAAGGACTGCATTATGTCGTGGTTGAGCGGGATGAAAAGTACATGGCGAGTTTTGACGAGATGGTGCCGGAGTTCATCGAAAAAATGGACGAGGCACTGGCTGAAATTGGTTTTGTATTTGGGGAGCAATGGCGATGACGCATCCTCACGATAATATCCGGGTAGGCGCGATCACTTTCGTCTACTCCGTTACAAAGCGAGGCTGGGTATTTCCCGGCCTTTCTGTTATCCAAAATCCACTGAAAGCCCAGCGGCTGGCTGAGGAGATAAATAATAAACGGGGGCTGTATGCACAAAGCATCTCCCGTTGAGTTAAGAACGAGTATCGAGATGGCACATAGCCTCGCTCAAATTGGAGTCAGGTTTGTGCCAATACCAGTAGAAACAGACGAAGAATTTCATACGTTAGCCACATCCCTTTCACAAAAGCTGGAAATGATGGTGGCGAAAGCAGAAGCAGATGAGAGAGACCAGGTATGACAACCACTGAATGCATTTTTCTGGCAGCGGGCTTCATATTCTGTGTGCTTATGCTTGCCGACATGGGACTTGTTCAATGACACCTCAGCAAGAAAACGCCCTTCGCAGTATTGCCCGTCAGGCTAATTATGAAATCAAAAAAGCCAGACAGCAGTTTCCGGATAAAAACGTCGATGACATTTGCCGTAGCGTACTGAAGAAGCACCGCGAAACGGTAACGCTGATGGGATTCACACCGACTCATTTAAGCCTGGCGATCGGCATGTTAAACGGCGTCTTTAAGGAACGGTGAACATGAAAAATAAAATCATCATGGAGCTACAGGCTCCTTTTTTATTATTCGCATTCACCCTCAAGCGTATTAACCAACAATTCAGGGATTAATGAAAGATGGCAGACATCATTGATTCAGCATCAGAAATTGAAGAATTACAGCGCAACACAGCAATAAAAATGCGCCGCCTGAACCACCAGGCTATATCTGCCACTCATTGTTGTGAGTGTGGCGATCCGATAGATGAACGAAGACGCCTGGCCGTTCAGGGTTGTCGGACTTGTGCAAGTTGCCAGGAGGAGATCGAACTTAAGAACAAACAATGGGGACTGTGATGGCCTCAAAGCAGCAAATTTCAACATCGTCCAACTGAGGTGTAAAAATGTTCAGAATCATTTTTCCTAACACCTGGTACGTCGACCACCACGGCACTCCCTGCAAAATCCTGCGTTCTACCCACAACAAAGTTCACTACATCCGAAAAGGCAGAACATGTATCGCCAGCATGTTCCGCTTTAATCATGACTTTGAACCTGTGAATAAAGCTGATGCAGATCGGATAGCAGAAGAGATCGAAACGGCAGAACACATTAAGAAGTTACGTGCCATACGCAGGAAATAGAAAATTTGATAAATTCAATACTGCATTTCTCAGCATTAAATTTATCTCTATGACCAGTCAAGAGATGTACCTGCCATGAGCTTAATATCATGTCAGATATATCGGTCACAAACTCCCTCAGCAGCTAAGAGGAGGACAAATGTCTCGACTAATCACTTTACAGGACTGGGCTAAAGAAGAATTTGGGGACTTAGCACCAAGTGAGCGAGTTCTGAAAAAATACGCGCAAGGGAAAATGATGGCCCCACCCGCTATAAAAGTTGGTCGCTACTGGATGATTGACCGAAATTCCCGTTTTGTAGGAACGCTTGCAGAACCGCAACTCCCAATAAACGCAAACCCAAAACTCCAACGGATAATCGCTGATGGCTGCTAGACCCCGATCTCACAAAATCTCTATACCCAATTTATATTGCAAATTAGATAAGCGAACCGGAAAGGTATATTGGCAATACAAACATCCACTATCCGGTCGTTTTCATAGCTTAGGAACTGATGAGAATGAAGCAAAACAAGTTGCTACTGAAGCAAATACCATTATTGCTGAACAACGTACCCGACAAATATTAAGCGTCAATGAGCGTCTGGAAAGAATGAAAGGCAGGCGCTCAGACATTACGGTGACAGAATGGCTTGATAAATATATTTCTATCCAGGAGGACAGGCTGCAACATAATGAACTAAGACCCAACTCCTATCGGCAAAAAGGCAAACCCATTCGTCTTTTCCGTGAGCATTGTGGAATGCAACACCTCAAGGATATTACCGCACTTGATATTGCCGAAATAATTGATGCTGTAAAGGCTGAAGGTCATAACAGGATGGCGCAAGTCGTGAGAATGGTGTTAATCGACGTCTTCAAAGAAGCACAACACGCAGGACATGTTCCGCCAGGATTTAACCCAGCGCAGGCAACAAAACAACCGCGAAATCGAGTAAACCGCCAAAGATTATCACTGCCCGAATGGCAGGCAATATTTGACAGCGTAAGCAGACGGCAGCCCTATTTAAAATGCGGGATGCTACTTGCTCTTGTCACTGGACAACGTTTAGGCGATATCTGCAATTTGAAATTCTCTGATATCTGGGACGACATGTTGCACATTACTCAGGAAAAAACCGGTTCAAAACTTGCTATTCCGCTTAACCTGAAATGCGATGCTCTGAATATTACCCTTCGTGAAGTTATATCTCAGTGCAGGGATGCTGTTGTTAGTAAATATCTGGTCCATTACCGTCACACAACCTCTCAAGCAAACAGAGGAGACCAGGTTTCTGCGAATACTCTGACAACGGCTTTTAAAAAGGCCAGGGAAAAATGTGGCATAAAATGGGAGCAAGGAACTGCGCCCACATTTCATGAGCAGCGATCTCTGTCAGAACGGTTATATCGGGAACAGGGTCTGGATACGCAAAAGTTGTTAGGCCATAAATCCAGAAAAATGACCGACCGATACAATGATGATCGTGGTAAAGACTGGATTATCGTAGATATCAAAACAGCATAG